CTGCGACAGTATCTTTTAAATATGACTATTTTTTGGTGGAAAAAATTACAGAGCAATAGGAGTGTGTATGGCAACGAGAAGAAAGACACCAAAGAGACTAAAGATTGGCTATTCTACATTTAAGCTAGTTCCTAGGTCTAGTCAGTGGGGAAAAAGAAATAAGGCATTTGGTGAGTGTGCACCAGATGAAGCTAAGATTCAGTATGACGCAACACAAAAAAAGAGTGAATTGGTAAATACAATTTTACACGAAGCGTTGCATGGGATTGTTTATATGTTTGATATAAATTTTAAGTCTCAGCGTGAAGAGGAAAATGTTGTTCGTAAACTGGCAAATGGATTACACACAGTATTCAGAGATAATCCAGCCTTTCTTGAATGGATAAAACAAAACTCAAATAAAGATGACTAATGAAGTTCCAGATTGGGTTGAATCGCTCAAGAAGGGAGACTTTTTAGTTATAGTATTTCCCTATACAGGCGAGACAGCTTTTGCTGAAGTTATAGAAAATAATCCAGAAATGGATATAATGTACTTTGGCACGATCACAGTAAATTATACCATCAATAACTTTACAAGACAAATCGATTTGCTGTATGATGATTACTCAAGGAAAGCGGAACGCTACGATAGTTGGTATGCGTATCGATGTACCTGAGTGGTAAAATAATATGAAACTGGAAGAAATCGAAGCTCTGTGGGAACAAGACTCTAAAGTTGACAGAACAGATTTAGACAACGAAAGTCTTAAAATACCAACACTTCACAGCAAATATTACAAAATATACTTGAGAGAAAAAGTTCAGCTAAAAGCTGAAGAACAAGATTACAAGATTTTCTACAAACTCAAACACGAATACTATACTGGAAAATTATCAAAAGAAGAATTGGATGAACATGGTTGGGAACCTTTTCAATTTGTACTAAAGAATGATCTTCAAGTGTATATTGATGCAGACAAGCATATTGCTGACAGGTTATTAAAACTACAGGTTCAACGAGAAAAAGTTGATTTTCTGGAAAATATAATCAAGACTCTTAATGGAAGAGGATTCTTAATTAAGAACGCCATAGATTTTATACGCTTCACTAGCGGCGCATAATGAAAACAATATGTAAAATTTTAAATATTGTATTGGACGTAATTGGAAGTTTAATTGTCCTACTGGCTATATTCTGCTTTATCGATATACTATACTTTAATCTGTTTGATTAAAAACACGCTATATTAAAACACATAAATATCCAAAATGGGTATTGGTGTTTTAATACTGCATGGAAAAACTGATTGCCAAAAAATTAAACGAAGTATATATTAGTGTAGATACTTCTTCATCCATTCACAGAGAACTTTCGGACTTTTTTAAGTTCAAAGTTCCTGGCTATCAATTCATGCCGGCTTACAAAATGCGGATGTGGGATGGTAATGTTCGTCTGTATAATATGATGAATGGAACCATTTACTGCGGCCTATTACCATATTTGAGGGAGTTTTGCAAGCAGAGAGATTACCAACTTGAAATTGATCCCCAACTTTTAAGCAAAACTGAATTTTCGGAAAAGACGTGTAAAGACTTTTTGGACACTCTCGAATTGCCATTCGCAGCAAGAGACTACCAAATAAGAGCAGTGCAAGAGTCCGTGAAAAATAATAGAGCATTGTTGTTGTCTCCTACAGGTTCAGGAAAGAGTCTTATCATATATGCACTCACAAGATTTTACAACAAAAAAACCCTAATAATTGTTCCAACCATCTCGCTTGTTTCGCAAATGTTTTCCGATTTCAAACAGTATGCAAAAAATCAGCCTGAGTACAATGTAGATAAGATATGTCATCCTATATACGGAGGTCAAGAGAAGATAACAAATAAAAAGGTAGTCATTTCTACCTGGCAATCAATTTACAAAATGCCTAAAAGTTGGTTTGAACAATTTGAAGTTGTTGTTGGCGATGAAGTTCATTTGTTTAAAGCCAAAAGTCTTGTTGGCATCATGACAAAATTAGAAAATGCAAAGTATAGGTTTGGAACTACAGGAACATTAGACGGAACACAAACACACAAACTTGTATTAGAAGGGCTGTTTGGCACCACATTTAGTGTTACTACAACAAAAACATTAATGGAGAAAAAACAGCTTGCCGAATTGAATATTGAGTGTGTTGTGTTGAAGTATGACAGTGACACCGTAAAACAACATAAAAAAGATAATTATCAAGATGAGATTAAATTTCTGGTACAAAACGACAAACGAAATGTGTTTATACGAAACTTGGCAGTAAGCACAAAAACAAATTGTTTAGTTATATTCCAATTAGTTGAGCTGCATGGAAAAGTATTGTACGATCTAATAAAAGAAAAGGCACACAAATTAAATCCCGATAGAAAAATATTTTTTGTATCTGGAAAAACAGATGCAGACGCACGAGAGCAAGTCAGGCAAATAACAGAGAATGAGCGTGACGCAATTATTGTGGCATCTAGTGGTGTGTTTAGCACAGGCATTAACATTAGAAATCTTGAAAACATAATTTTTGCGTCGCCAACTAAAAGCAGAATTAAAACATTACAATCAATAGGAAGAACTCTTCGCATTGGTGACCACTCTGATAAAGCAAAGTTGTATGATATTGTTGATGATTTAACAGATAAGTCGCATAAAAATTTTGCGGTGAAGCATTTTCTTGAGCGAGTTAAAATCTATAACGAAGAGAAGTTTAAGTACAAACTTCACAAAGTAAATCTCTTTTAATAAATAACACAGAGGTCAAATGGCAGCAACAATCAAAGTAATAAAACTACTCACTAACGAAGAAATAATTGGTGTTGTGCAAGATGGCAGAGACCTTGTTGATGAAGAAGATGGTTTTACAACCGACAACCTATTATTCATTACAGCTCCATTAAAAATTGTTTCCACATACGATGAGCGAGTTAAAGCACATTCTTTATATCTTGTAGATTGGATTCCTTCGATAGAGGACGATACTGTTCCATTAGATAAAAAACAAGTGCTTACTTTGGGTAATCCAAACGTAGATTTAGAAGCACACTACTATGAACTCATTTTGGCAAAAGAACTACAACTGCAATCAAAACATTCACAAGAACAAGAAGATGAAGGCACAGAACAAAAGAAACTAAAGAAGATTCTTAAAGATACTGATTTTGACGATGACGACATGAATTAATCGTCTTTTTTTACCATATTAAATCAAACACTTACACAACTGAAAAACAATAGGAACCTAGAATCTGATGACAGATATAGCTCCACCTAAAAACCGTTCCTATTAGGTTTTAATTCCACCGAAATATTTTTCAAACCAATGTGGAAAGCGCGGTTTTTTTAAGGTTGGTTTTATACATACGCTTGTAGTGCGTTCAACAGACCTTTATTTAAAATACCTTATACCTTAAAATTATTAAGGCCGGTTCAGGCCATAAATTCAAACTACAATTTTCTTGTATTAATTTTATACTAATGCTACTATTGGCTTTATGAGTAAAGAAGATGACAAGAAATTGCATTATGTCAACAATGCAGAATTTCTAAAACACATGAAAGAGCATATTGCTTCAGTCAAGGAGGCAAAGCGCAATAAAAAACCTTTGCCTAGGGTTTCTGATTATATTGGCGAGTGTATAGTAAATATCGCAAATAAACTTGCAAATAAGCCAAATTTTATGAATTATCCATTTAGAGAAGAAATGATCTCAGATGGAATTGAAAACAGCCTACAGTATCTTAACAATTTTGATCCCAATAAAAGCTCTAACCCCTTTGCGTATTTTACACAGATAATTTACTTTGCTTTTGTTCGTCGTATTCAAAAAGAAAAAAAGCAACTCTATACAAAGTATAGAATGATTTCGGAATCTTTACTACACGATATTCATGATGTTGAAAATGTTCAGGCAAATAAATATGGCAGCGATCAAGCAGACCATAATATGCATGAGTTTGTAGAAAACTTTGAAAAAAGTCGAGAAGCTAAAAAAACAAAAATAAAAGAGGCTAAAAAGACCAAAAAGAAAAAAGGTGTTGACTTTGACGACATCTTTGATCAGTACGATGACCTTCCTGAACAATGAGTTTTGGTTTTGTAAAACGAATATGGAATAATGACATGAGCGAGCAGGCCAAAAAACAGAAAATTTTGGACAGCTTGTACCACCATTGCCAAACCAGAACATACACATCCAAAGATGTTCTTAAAAAAGTTCTCCAAGATTTAAATGTTTTTATTCCACCCGAAAAAGAAGAAAAATTATTGGATGTGGTAAGAGATTATAAGAATACAGGAAAAAATCTTGAACTTACGATAGAAGCAGTATATACTGTTTTATATGGTAATAACACCAGCTCCACTAATAGTTGGGATAATAATGACTAAAAAGAAAGTATCAAAAAAACGGTTTGTTAAAACAACACCTTCCAATTTTTCTCCAGATTATATCACATTAAACGGTCATACATACGAGCGTTTGGAAGACCATACTGTTAATGTTGAATTGGATATAGAAGATGATGTTTTGGATCAACTAAACGTACTTGTCAAATCTGGTAAATATGTTTCAGTCGGCGATGCCGTTCGTCACATATTGCGTAGTATGATTGATTCTATAGATCATGACACTGTTACCAAGCCATAAATTTAATCATGAAAGTTGCAATAATAACCGACACCCATTGTGGAGCCGGTAATGACAATCAATCACTAAACGAATTTTTTCTCAAGTTTTACGAAGAGATTTTTTTCCCCTATTTGAAGCAACACAATATTAAAACTGTGCTTCATCTTGGCGACACTTTTGACAGACGCAAGTATATTAATTTTAATACACTACATTCTTGGCAAGAGCGTGTGTTTAAGCCATTAAATCAGTGGTGTGACCGTGTTGATCTTCTCATTGGAAATCACGACACTTATTTTAAGAACACAAACAAAGTAAACAGTGTTGATGAGCTATTAAAAATTTACGATAAGTTTAACGTATATTCAGAACCAACAGAAGTTGAAATAGACGCCCGCAAAATTTTATACGTTCCATGGATATGTGAGGACAATCATGACAGAACTATTCAGATGATTGAACATTCAAACGCTCAGGTTTGTATGGGACATCTTGAGCTAATTGGTTTTGAAATGTATGCTGGTCACATTAATGCCGATAAAGGACAACGCTCCGAGCTATTTGATAAGTTTTATATGACTATGAGCGGCCATTTTCATCAGAAATCTTCTCGTGGAAATACACACTACCTTGGCGCTCCTTATGCCATGATGTGGGGCGATTGGGGATCTCTTAAAGGTTTTCATATTTTTGATACAGAAAGTCTTGAGCTAACTTTTGTTGAAAATCCAATTCAAATGTTTCATAAAATTTACTATAACGATTCGGCCGAAACGTTCGATAGCATTATGAAAAAGGATCATTCATGTATTGCTGGAAAATTTGTTAAAGTAATTGTTCAAAAGAAAAACAATCCGTATTGGTTTGATCAATTTGTTGAGGCCTTGCAGAAAAATAATCCAGCAGATTTATCGGTTATTGAATCTGCTTTTGAAGATGGAATATCAGATGATGTTGATATTGATCAAGCAAAAGATACTTTAACAATTCTTAAAGAGTGTGTTGATGCACTTGAAGTCGATGAACACAAAAATGCCTTGAATGATTTGTTAAGAGACTTGTATCTTGAAGCACTAAATTCTAATGAGCATATACAGAGTAACGGATGATAATTTTTAAGACTGTTAGATGGAAAAATCTTCTATCTACAGGAAACAATTTTACCGAAATTGATTTGTGTGGCCATCACACATCGATACTTCTTGGCCAATCTGGCAGCGGCAAAAGTACACTTTTGGATGCAATAGCATTTGCTTTGTTTAATCGTCCATTTAGGAACATTAATAAGAATCAATTAGTAAACATGATCAATCAAAAAAATTGTTTGGTTGAAGTTGAGTTTACTATTGGGACTCAACATTATCTTATTCGCCGAGGTATTAAACCAACAGTATTTGAGATATTTTGTGACGGCACACTTTTGAACCAAGATTCTCACACCAAAGATTATCAGCAGTATCTTGAAAAGAGTATTTTAAAATTTAATTTCAAGTCTTTTACACAAATCATTGTGCTCGGGGCATCTAACTTTACTCCATTCATGCAATTAAAACCATCTGATAGACGTATTATCATTGAAGGTTTGCTTGATATTGAAATTTTTTCTGTAATGAATGTGCTTTTAAAACAAAGAGTATCCACATTAAAAAACGTTTCGCAAGAAAATGATTATGCAATCTCTTTGGTACGAGAAAAAATTGACCTGCAATCAAAATACATTTCTGACTTATCTCAAAGTAAACAGGAAAAAATTCAGGATAATTTGACCATAATTGAAAAGAATAAATTGCAAGCGCAGGAATATCTCAATCAAATTGTTGCGTTTAAGGAATCAATATCTCAACTTAAAGAGCGTTTGAATTTTAAGGCTGAGTTAATATCTCAGATGGATAAAATCAAAGATATTAAAGGCAAACTGGATACCAACATTAAAAAGGCAAAGAAAGAAATTGTATTTTACGAAGAAAACGATACTTGTCCAACTTGCCAACAGAACATACCAGACAACTTTAAAAGCACGGAAATTGAAAAGAAGAATTATAAAATTAGTGAATGGCAAAATGGTTTAAGTGACGCCGAATCTGCTTTATCAAAGTTTCTTGTTAAAATGGAAGAAGCAAGGCAGGTTGAGGATAAAATTGATAACATTGAAAGTCAAATTATTAAGCATCAAAGTATGATTGATGGAATCAATCAGTTTATTAAAAAGATTGCCAAAGAAACACTCGATATGAAAAAAGATAATGATGCTCCAAAAGAGTGTAGTGATAGATTAAATGAGTTAAATGATGAGTATAAAAAACTCGAACATAATAAACAACAATACTCTTATCAAAGAAATATACAAGAATTAGCAACAGCCTTATTAAAGGATAACGGAGTAAAGGCAAGAATTATTAAGCAATATCTTCCTCTAATCAATAAGCATACAAACATATTTCTTAATGCTATGAATTTCTTTGTTTCATTTAATATCGATGAGGAATTTAATGAGAGTATTAAATCCCGCGGCCGCGATGACTTCTCATATGAAAACTTTTCAGAAGGTGAAAAGCAAAGAATTGATCTTGCGTTACTATTCACCTGGCGAACCATAGCTAAAATGAAAAATAGTGTTAATACCAATTTGTTAATTATGGACGAAGTATTGGATAGTTATTTGGATACTACTGCTACGGAAAATGTCCTCCAATTATTAAATTCTGATATGTTTAAAGACACCAATATTTTTGTTATTTCCCATAAAGAAACTATTTCGGATAAGTTTAATAAAACAATTCGCTTTACAAAGAACAAAAATTTTAGTAATGTGGTATAATGAACTCACTAATTAAAAATCATATAATTATTGATACAAGGAATTCTATGTCAAACGACCCAAAAGTTAAGAATGCCGTTTTGGTTAATGAGTTCAGTGAATACGGAGTTAAAAATTTTAAGATTGATTTTGACGATTTGAATTCTAGTAGTTTGCCTATAATTCCAATTATTATCGACTCATTTGGTGGCGAGGTATATTCTCTACTTGCTATGATTGATATTATATCAACTGCCGTAAAGCCTGTGGCAACAATCGCCTTGGGAAAAGCCATGAGTTGCGGCAGCATTTTGCTTGCCTGTGGAACACAGGGACTAAGATTTGTGGGTCCTCATGCTACAGTTATGATACATGATGTTGCTACAGTATCTTTTGGTAAAATCGAAGAATTAAAATCTGACGTTGGTGAAGCTGAAAGATTGAACATAAAAATCTTTGAGTTGCTGAATTCAAAGTGTAATAAACCAAAGGGTTATTTTCAAAAGATTGTTGCCGAAAAGAAGCATACCAATTGGTATCTGGATTCTAAAGAGGTTGTAAAGCATGGTTTAGTCGATCATGTTGGACTTCCTGTCATAGACTCTTTATTCAATCTCGATGTCGTTAAAGAAGTAATTAAAGCAAAGGTAAATAATGAAAAAGTGGTTTTACGAGAAAAACGACGAGCTTCTAAAAAGTCCGGTAAATAAAACGTTTGAAGAAGTTTTATGGATGACTGATACTGAGTTTCGCACTTGGGTTGCCGAGATGCGAGCTGAGGTAATCAGAATTTGGGACGAGAAAGGTATTCCTCCAAGAGTAGGATTTTCGGAACAAGAAATTGTTGAACAGTTTAGAGAAATGCGTTCTTATCCAGTACATCATCCTGTGGATGGATTTGAATGTGTTGATGAAGAAACCGGTAAAAAAGATTGCGTTAGAAATAGTAGCGTTTTAGGAAACGCTGCCAATCAGTGGTTTCCTACCATGATGGCAACAAAAATAAACTACACTGACGATACTTCTGCGGGACTTTCCATTTACGATCATTTTAAAGAGCCAGAATTGCTTGAAAAGATGATTACATACGGCCGAAGACATTTTAAGAGAGATTCGTTTTATCACTATTCTTATCCAATTAAACATTTTTCAGATGGTGATAATATAACAGAATACTTAAAAAAGTTTTTTATTGAGCCAAAAGACAGTGCAGTAGAATGGATTAAATCATATGAGGAAAAACGGTCTTTATATGAAGCTAATTTTGACTATTGGCTTGAAGCAAAAGAAGAAGATTCAAACTATACTGGATATGACGAAAAGTTAAGAAGCGCAACATATTTGCGATTAACTCGTGATGATATAGAAAGTTTAGGTTCACTTATACCAGATAAGTGTAAAACCAACATAGACTATAAAAACCGAACTGCTTTTCAAATTCGTGTATTTAAGCGTGGCCAAAAATTGTTTCCTATTGGACTAAAAGCATTTCGCATTTCTGTATGTCAGTATGCGGTAAATTTTCCACCACTAACGGCAAAATATCTATATGAAAAGTTTACAGAAGATATTAAGGAACAGGAACAAATAAACATTTGGGATCCTTCTTCTGGTTGGGGAGGTCGTATTCTTGGTGCCATGAGTGTTGAGAATGACACACGCCGTGTTCATTATATCGGAACAGATCCCAATACAGATCACACAACAGACAATAAGAGAACAAAATATCATGAGCTTGCTGATTTTTATAACCGTTATACCGATTCGCCATTTGCCACTAATCCACCACACACTTACGAGTTTTATCAATGTGGTTCTGAAGAAATGGTAAATCAGCCCGAGTTTCAGAAATATAAAGGTAAACTTGATTTGGTATTTACCAGTCCTCCATATTTTGCAAAAGAATTATATTCGGATGATCCAACTCAGAGCGCAACAAAATTTAATACATTTGATGCTTGGGTTGAAGGATTTTTGCGACCTACTTTAGAAACTGCCGTTGCTTATTTGGCACCAAATAGATATTTGCTATGGAATATAGCAGATGCTAAGTTTGCAAACGAGATGTTACCATTAGAAAAAATTTCGTGTGATATTCTTGAGTCATTGGGTATGAAGTATGAGGGTAAACTCAAAATGGTTTTAGCACAGATGCCTGGTGGAAATAGAGTTGACCCAGAAACTGGTAAACCATCTGCAAAAAACTTTTGTCGTATTAAAGCCTCAGCGACAAAGTTTATAGGAAATAGTATTGAGGATAACAAAAAGAAAACACGACAAAAAGATATTTGGTTTAAGTATGAGCCAATATTTGTTTTTAAAAAGCCATGATAGAAATTGTAGGACACATCGGGGCTTTGTTGTTGGCGTTTTCATCAGCGCCTCAATTAATTACTACCCTTAGAAAAAAAGATGTCACTGGCCTGTCTCTGAATATGCTGTTGCTGTGGGGTTTTGGTTGTGCATTTATGGGAATTTATGTCCTTTTTACAACAGCGCAAGCTCCATTGTTGATTAATTATGTATTGAATACTGCATTAGTATTTACCAATATCTTTTTATACTTTAAGTATAAAGGAAGATAATGTTGCACCTTGTGTTTGGGTTTATAGGTGTGACGCTTTTGGTTGTCAGCGGCATACCTCAGTTAATTCGTTCTGTGAGATTAAAAAATGTAATAGGACTTTCTCCATATTCTTTATGTTGTGTATTTTTGGGTTGCGTTTGTATGACCATCCACACAATCCTGGATGAAGGTATGTCTATATTCCACGCAAACTATCTGGTGAATGGTTTGATTTCCTTGATAAACCTCGTGCTATACTTGAAATATAGGGGTAAATAATCTAATAATTTCAACAACTTATATTGATGATTTTATTAGTTGACATATACACCCTGTTTTGATATACTTATATCCTAAGTGTAGTATTGTGAGGTAATTATGTCAACCCGTATATCAGCAAAGGAAACATTAGCTAAACTAATGGCCACTGAGAATATCTTGGTGGAACACGCTAACATTCCAACCGCAGGTTTCGATCTTGTAAACCGCAAGCTCCTACTTCCTAACTGGAAAAACATTTCCGATGATGTTTATACACTATTGATTTCCCATGAGGTTGGCCACGCACTTTTTACTCCAAAAGATGAGTGGGCCGATGAGATATTAAAGACAAAAGACTATTCTCTTAAACAGGTGGTTAATGTTGTCGAGGACGTTAGAATTGAGAAGCTAATCCAACAAAAATATCCCGGCACTGTTCGTGCTTTTAAGTCTGGATATGATGAGCTAGAAAAAGCTAACTTGTTTGGCACTAAAAACCGAGATATAAATTCGTATGGATTAATCGATAGATTGAACATTCATTTTAAAATCGGTCACTTTGGTTATGCTAAAGTTCCTTTTTCATCCGAAGAGCGTCCTTGGATCGACCGTATATCATCATGTAAATCGTTTGCCGACGTTTTAAAAGTTGCAGCCGATTTAAAACAGTATGTTGAAGAACATCCAGAGTCTCAGGGAAACAATGAACAATCGGGTGCCGACGAGCAATCCGATCAATTTTCACCATCTGATATGCAGTCGGATTCATCTGGCCAGTCCAGAACCACCGAGCACCAGATTCAAGGTATGCAAGCTGGTGCTAATCCCGAAAAGCAAGATGGTAATGAACGACAGGATTCATCCCAATCAGGCGGCAATCAACCGTCCAACCCATCGAATAATTCAGGAGATGGCACAGAATCATCCGATTCTGATGATGTTGTTTTTTCTGAAACTCAAAAGCACTTTGACTCGGCAATTCAAGGATTGGTTGATAAGTCTGTCATGGACACAAAATATGCTAATCTTCCTCATATTGAGTTGGATAAAATTATTGTGCCGTTTAAGACAGTACATAGTCAAATAACTAATTATTACTCAAATTATCATTCCAACTTTTATGCTCAGGCTCAATCTCAGGTTGAAACATTTAAGAACAGCAACAAGAATTTAGTCAATCAGCTTGCCAATCTGTTTGAGATGAAGAAAAAGGCAAAACTGGATGTTAAAGCCCTTGTCTCTAAGACTGGTAAACTTGATATGAATCGAGTTCATTCATACCGCTATAATGATGATGTATTTAAAAAATTGACAACAATACCTCAAGGTAAATCTCACGGCCTTGTAATGTTTATTGATTTGTCCAGCAGTATGCATGAAAACCTTGCTGGAACATTTGAACAGTTACTAAATCTGGTTTTGTTTTGCCGTCGTGTTAATATACCTTTTGATGTATATGGCTTTACAGATTCATACTGTGCTCGCCGTGGCCTTGCGCCGTTGCCTGTTAAGCCTGGTTGTTTATCATTTGAGCCAAACTTTTGTTTGCGTCATTATTTTAGTAATAAGATGACTGGCGTTGAATTCAACCAAGCACTTCAAAATGTTGTTTGTATGATGCGCTATTACTCTGGTTCAGCTCATGTTTCTGTTCCAATGGAAGAGTCGCTAAACACAACACCTTTAGTTCCAACCATTTTAACTGCTATTCCGTTAATTCAGAAGTTTCGTGCTGAGTATAACCTAGATATTGTAAACACAATATTCCTAACTGACGGCGAGGACACACACGGCCTTCTATATCACAATTCTTCTGGCGATCTAAAGTATTTTAATACTGACAGATATGGTTCTTACCGCAAATCTTCTGACAGATGTTACCTTCGTGATCCAAAGACTTGTAAACAATGGCAGATATTTGATAGTACAAAGGACACACTAAACATTTTGCGTGAAGTTGCTGGCGTTAAAACAATAGGATTCCATCTTGTTCGCAAGCGTGAGATTGTGAATAATATATCACGATATGCACAGGACTATAATCAAGAACAAAAGCATCTTGAGAATTTTAAGAATCATAAGTTTGTTGAGCTTAACAACATTGTTGGATATGATGCGTATTATCTTATACCTTCTGGTTCGAGCTTGAATGTTTCGGCCAACGAGTTTGAGACAAATGTTGATACAACCGTCGATTGGAACGACCATAAACAAGCTAAGAAAGCCATGAAAGCTGTTCAAAAAGACTTTGCTAACTTTATGAAACAAAAAGTAACAAGTAGAATATTGTTAAATAGGTTTATTGAACATATTTCATAATAGGTGTTGTATGGTACTTAGTTTTAATGAGATTCAGCTTCATGAGCTAAATCTAGGAAGAATATATCAGCACTCCAAAGACTCAAACATTGGTATGATAACCGCATTTAGAGGTGAATTTGATCTCGATACAAATGAAAAACGCAATCGAGAATTGATGGCCGCTATAAGAAGTAATGGCTTTGGCTTTGTTCCAGTGACAGGTTTTTATGTTGAAAATCCTGGTTTAGATGATGAGCAAAAGGTGCAAGAAAAATCATTCCTTGTTATATCAAACAAGAAAGATGGTGGCAAACTAAAACATTTTTTGTTTAGAATGGGTGTTAAATTTAATCAAGATTCTGTTCTATACAAAGATAGCTCAGATGATAAAGCCATCTTGATGGGAACCGCATCAGGAAGATGGCCTGGTAAAAACGTTGAAGTTGTTGCTGGCAAATTTGCCGCACAAAAAATTGGACAGTTCTATACTCGGATGCGTAACCATAAAACGTTTGTATTTGAAAGTGTAGAACCTGAGGAAAACCTCATGAGTAGGGCGTACAGGGAGCGTTCTGAAAAGCAGTCTAAATAGCTGATTTTATTAGCTAAAATAAGCTGTTGACTCTAGTGTTTTACTCTGATATAATGGTACCTATATGATGTAGTATTGTGAGGATTAATATGAATACCAAACAAAATAAACAAGCCTTTATTAATGCCTTTATCACTAAGTTCGGACACGGCACTGTGTCTCGTAGCGAGGTTAAGGCGTTTATTAGTCAGAATGGTTTTAAAAACGTTCGTTGGTTTTTAACTAGCGAGGAATTTAAATCCAGTCGAGGAATGTATCGTGTTCCTAATTCGGTTGTTTCCACTGAAACTCAATCGACACCAGCGCCGTCAAGCACACCTAGCAATACTATGCAGGACATGTCCGTCGTGCATAATTTTATTGGCGAGTTGCCACGAGAAAATAACGTTCCGGAGCTTGATAAGTTGTTTGTCAAGCACGGTGACCATGATCTTGTTTCCCGCATAATTGGTTCCAAACTGTTTTATCCAATCTTTATTACTGGACTTTCCGGTAACGGTAAAACATTCGGTGTTGAACAGGCCTGTGCTCAACACCACCGAGAATTATTCCGTGTGAACATAACCATCGAAACTGACGAGGATGATCTTCTTGGTGGCTTCCGTCTTGTAAACGATAGCACAAAATGGTTCGACGGACCAGTTATTCGTGCTATGAAACAGGGT